GTTTCCCAGTCACGATCGGGGGGCCTTTTTCCATAAAACAAGAAACAGAGCTTTTTGTAGAAATGTGTAAAAGGGTTCGGGATAGTGATATGAATGTTGTAGAATTTTGTAACCAGTACCAGAGAAAATATACGAAGCTCATAACGGAATACAGATCATGATCACTCAAGGTACAGAGTCTTACGGTTGATAATGTTCTTGAGATACTTGAAATACAAATTTAATTTTTAACCATTTTATTATGTCAGAAGTAAAAGACCTCCTTGTGGAAGAAGTTACGAATGAAGTGATAGGTGCATTTGTACACAAAATAAGGAAAGACTTAGACTCTACGTCTAAACTTTTCGAATCTATTGCGGAAATTAAAACTGGATGAATGGCTATACCATTTCAGAAACTTGATATTATCAATGGTATGGTGATATTTCATCAAGTATTATTTCATCATGCATTTTCCGGAGAAAAAATGGGTGAGGATTTGAAGTTTCAAGAAGTATTTGAGCCGCTACAAGATGCTATTGACGAAGCGTTCGAAAAATTATGACTTGATAAATAATCATGAATAAAAAAGAACAAAACATACGTAACTGTCAAATATGTTGACAAACATATCTATTTGATTGATTTTGAATTTGTAATGATTGTTGACGTAATGTATTTTACTCTTGTGCGTGAAATGACAATGCTGAGGAGGTTTTGGATGAAATATATAATATACAACATGAATAAAACAAGAACACAACTCCTACAAGAACTCCAAAAACTCGTAGTCATGGGAAATCATCCTTTATTAAGTTATGAGGAGGCTTTACAGAAAGAATGTAAAAAATATTGATGTATTTATGACTATAGTAACTGTAAGTTTATTATTTTTGACGAGACTACTGAATGTTATATGTTCTATGATTCTCTGTATGAAGAAATAGTAAGAATTAACTTCTATAATTCAGATAAATCTCCATTATGACTCCCAATCACTCTATGAAGAGTATTGAGTTCTTTAAATAATTCCAAAAAATGAAATTATATTGTCACAGATGATGGTACTATGTATGATTTATTATCAAATAAAAACATGGATACATTATGTTACTGGGAACTGACCAAAGAAACATGAGAAGAATGCACAGCAGAAGATCAAGATACTGAAACGATAGAGGCTTTAATTGATATTCTTAAAAATTAGTATGATACGTTGCACAAAATGTCACATGTTTAAAATTGACAACAAGTCGAAATGCGCTTGTAATGTAAAGAAATTTGATGACAAGAAGTTATCGGGCTCAAAAAAGCCAATAAAACAGATTTCAGACAAAAAACGAGCAGAGATAAAAAAAAGATGAAGTTTGCTTGATTTTTATTCAAGAATTGCAAAAAAACATTTTGATGATGCTGGGGATTGAATATGTGAATATTGTGGCTCAAAGTTTAATATATTGGACTTTATAGATAATCGAGTATGCTTTGCTCACATTTTACCGAAAGGCGATCCACTTTATAGGCACCTTGCAACATTCGAAAACAATATCGCGATAGTATGTGGCGATACTTGCCACAAAGATATGGACTCCGAAATATGCCGGTTGTGAATACGACCAGAATTACAAAAACAAATAGAAGACGGTAAAAAGATTTGTGTATCCGAATTAGAAAATTATATTGATAGATAGCTCAATTTATGATAGATAATCCAACAGAAGAGCAGGAATGCATACTACTGGTTCAATACCTTAGAATACACCCATGAATTGTGAAGTTTACGCACAATCGGAACGAAGTATGGACATCAAGCATGAATCAGAAACGTAAAAACAAAGTACTAGGAGTTTCTAAAGGTGTTCCGGATTATCTTATCTGCCTAAAAGACAAAAACGATCAACACAGGGGAATATTTATCGAAATGAAACGAAAAAAATGATGAGTTGTCAGTAAAGATCAAAAAGAATGGTTGATTTTGTTGTGACAATGTTGATTTGACTCATATGCCTGCCGAGGATTTCTGGAGGCAAAAGAAGTAATTGAATCCTATTTTTAGGAAAAAAATAATTTGCTTTTACTCTGGAAGTTAATATACTCCTATTAGCTAATCTTACAAAATGATAAAAAAGAGAAAGACAAACCGGAAATTGTTGACCAGAAGATGGAAAACATATCAAGACTATGCTGATGAGCATTGAGTATGAAGACGTACAGCTAATTCGCACAAACATCTAATAATTATCGAAAAATGAATTTATGAAAAGAAAGAAGTAATCAAGGATTTGGTGGATGAATTATAGAGCACATAATCACGTGAAAGTCATACAAGGACATGAACGATGATCTCAATGCTTTCTTTAGGCAACCGAAAATAGTTTACAATCTAACCATACAATATGGCATCACCCAAGAAGGAGAAGTCTGATTCGCAATCAGAATCCAAAGTCCAGAATAAGGACAAGAAGGAATCAAACGAAAAGAAGATAATACAGCCGACATTGCCGGGATACAATCCGTGATCGTGTGTTGTTTACCGGCAATGACCAGATTTGTGTGTATGAAAGATACAATATTGAAAATTTACACAAAAATGATGGGCGTATTACATGGATTGACCACATGTTGTACATGAGCAGTTTATTGTTCAGGCAGTATAGATTTTAATATATCCATAACTATTACGCCATGATTACATATACATTTGATAGAGTTTTTCATCATAAATTTGATAACAAAGGAATATATCTATGATTTTTTTACGATGATGATTTTGAAACGAAATGGCAGAAATGTACAAATTTTATCCCAATATGAGCTCATTTACATGATGAATTTCAGTCATCCGGTTGCACCATAGAGCAAATGATTATGAATTGTTGATTTACTCGTAAATAGTATACATGGAAAAATTTATCGATATTTCTTGATATGAATGATTGTATATGATCACTGAGAAATATCAATTATTAGATAAGAGCATACTTGTGGAGACAAAAAAGGAAAATAATATGTCAGTGTCTACTGCGCACAAATTATTTTTAGTATCAACAAAGTTTATTTGAAAAGCAAAAAAACAACCATAAAAACAATTCGACTATGAAGACAAAAAATATAGATATCTTAGTTGAAAATCTTACTTTATTGCCATGAAACCCAAGAAAGTGCGAGTGAGACAACTATACAAAACTTAAAGAATCCATTGAGAAGTTTTGAATTATTAAATGAAGACCATTACTTGTATCAACAAGGACATGAAATAATGTCGTAATATGAGGAAATCAAAGACTAAGAGTGGCAAAAGAACTTTGAATAAAAGAGGTCCCTGTTTGTATATTTGAAAATCTGTCCGAAGAAGAAGAGAAAGAAATAATCATACGAGACAACGTCAATAATGGTGATTGGGATATTGATTTGTTAGTTGAATGAGATTGGACACAATGACAACTTGATGATTGGTGAGCAGATATTCAATTACCTGATATTATAGACAAAGACAAGGAAGAAATAGAAGATGATGTACCAGAAGTACAAGAAGATATTATCGTAGAAAAATGAGATATATTTCAATTATGAGATCATAGGTTGATGTGTGGTGATAGTACCAATATGGATAATGTTGAAAGCTTAATGGGATGACAAAAATCTGACTGTGTTGTTACTGATCCACCATATAATACATGAATGTGATGAAAGGAAAATGAGAAAGCCAGGCTTTCTCATATGTTTAAAGATAATTATACAGATGAGGAGTGGAATAGTTTTATATTTGATTTTTTATGATCATACGATGCTTTTACAAAATGAGACTGTGCTTTCTATGTATTTATAGACTGGAGACGTGTTAATGATATAAGGTCAAAAATGGAAAAAATAATGGACGTAAAGAATGTTATAGTTTGGGACAAGAAAGTACATTGACTTTGAAGTGATTATAAAAGTACCTATGAACTTTGTATAGTTTGAAAAAAATGAAAACCTGATATACAAAATAGGTACTGATTAGACTATCAAGACATATGGAGACTACAAAGAGAAATGTGAAGAAATAAAATGCACGCAACAGTTAAACCAATAGAGCTACTAGAAAAACCAATTAAACACGCAAGTAAGCAGGATGATATAGTAATGGATTTATTTTGATGATCCTGAAGTACATTAATAGCATGCGAAAAATTAAATAGGAAGTGCTGTATGATGGAACTTGACACAAAATACATACAAGTAATTCTAAAAAGATACTTCGACTATACAAATTGAGAAAAAGAAATAAAATGTATAAACAGAGAACTGGATTTGTCTAGTATTTTACAAAGGTAATGCAAAGGCTAAATGGCTAAGAAAATACCACAACCACACTGATGAGCAATAAACAGATTTGAGCCATGAGAGTCTTGAAATCCGAATGGTAAACCAAAAAAAATATATTCAACAATCAATGCTGAACTAGCGAAGGAATGATACCCACCTGTAACCAAGGCTCAAATAGAGGAAGGGTACATGTCAATGATGAATGTTGACGAGGAAAAACTAAAAGAAATGGTGAATGATAAGAAAATGCCAATGTCAATTCGTGTTATAATCAAGAGCATGTTGAGTTGAAAAGGGTTTGATATTATAGAAAAAATTCTTGATCGAGGAATAGGAAAACCAGATCAAAAAAACAAACATGAGATCGAGGAAATAAAAACCATACGCTTAAACGTAATTGATGAGAGACCTTGAGATAAAAATAACAAGTAAGCAATCGGAATTGTATGATGCGTTTATTGATCCGTTAATTCTTGAGATATTATTCTGATGATGAGCAAGAAGCGGTAAGACGTGGGGGATATGTACAATCATATTACAGACAATGATACAGTTTCCGTGAATTAAGTGGCTCATATGACGTAATGAGTGGGATGACTTGGTCAAAACAACAATTGTAACTATGGTCAAGGTTTTGAATTTCTACGAGTTCAGAGATCAAAAACATTATACTCTTAGTTTACACAAGAAGACATTGGATTTGTACAATGGTTCGTGATGTATTTTTGTTGCATTGAAGCGTATGCCGTCTGATCCAGAATACAATTGGCTTGGATGATACGAGGTGACGCACGGGTTCATAGAAGAGGCTCAAGAAGTACCAAGGAAGCCGATTGACATAATGTCATCAAGATTAACTGAGAAGATTGTTGAGTATGGTCTTGTTGGTAAGATTGTAATGTCATGCAATCCAATGAGATGACACTTGTATTCTGATTTTATACATTGAGCCATACAGCCATTTCGAAAGTTCATCCCAGCTTTGTATACTGATAATCCCTACATAGACCACGCCAAATACAGAGACAGTCTCATGAAGGCGGACAAGATAACGCGAGAAAGATTATTGCACGGAAATTGGGAATATGACGAAAACCCATACAAGTTATATGAATACGCACATATTCTTTCCTTATTCTCGAATTTTGGGAGTGAATGATACTCCTTTATCACCTGCGATGTGGCAAGACACTGAAACGATAAAACAGTCATAATGATATGGAAATGAATGCGTGCATTGAGGGTGTATTATGAGTCGTATACAGATCTTGACAATCTGTATTGAACTATTGTTGAATTTCGAAAGGTTTATAATGTTCCGCTGCATAATATTATAGTCGATGAAGATGGTGTATGATGATGACTTGTCGATCGTCTCAAGTGTGTTTGATTTATTAATAATTCAAGACCGTTACCAGAGTCGTGAACAATTCCAAATTATGCAAACTTAAAGACTCAATGCTATTTCAAACTTATAGAGTATATTTCTTCTTGACAAATGGGTATACATGTAGAAGATGAGGACATAAAGCAATACATTATAGAAGAACTTGATGTCATTTGTAGAATAAAAGTTGATTCTGACAAAAAAATAGAGATAATCAAAAAAGAGGATATTGTAGAAAAAATATGAAGAAGTCCGGATTTTTCGGATACAATAATGATGAGGATGTATTTTGAACTCAAAAAACCCGGATCACTAAAGAGTCTTCAAGATATAAATTCTTTAATGATCAATAATCAAAAAACTACTAAATTCTAAAAATATGAGCCTCTTTGAAGTTTTGAAAACAAATTTTGAGAAAAAAGAAGAAAACCTCTCAATGCGGCATATTTCACCACGTCCCACAAAACAATTGTGAGAAGTGGGGACCGAGGATTATCAATGATACTTACAAGAGGATTATTTGTCTCAATGGAATGGTCAAAACAAAGTTGAGCTTGTCAAAGAGATGATCAACGACGCAACAATAGCATGATGACTGCGCGCGATTAAGTCACCTGTTTTGTGATGCAATTTTTATATACAACCGGCAGTGAATGAAGAATGAGAAAGTGAGGATGTAGACATGGAAAATGCAAAGTTTGTCGAGGACAATATTTTCGGTGATGTGTGAATGATGGCAATGCACACTCCTTTTCAACAATGGTTGCGCGAAGTTCTTACCTGCCTAGAATATGGATGGTCAGCATTCGAGAAAATATGGGCAAAAAATGACAGATGAATTTATGTAAAAAATCTCATGTTTCTTGAACAAGATACAGTTGAAGCGTGGCAAATAGATAGTTGAGAAAAGGGAATACGTCAGACTCTTACCGCTCCAGCTGATTCTGGTGCGAACAAATGAAATTCAACGACAAACATACCGTTGTCAAAAATTCTACTTGTATCATATGATAGACTCGGAAACAACTACGAGGGTGTTTCTATGATCCGACCGGCTTATCGAATGTGGTACATGAAGAATAAATTTTATGACTATTTGTCAAGAATGAACCAAAGGCTTGGCGGTTGAATATTACAAGGATGGCTTCCGAACAATGCCACAGACGATGATAAATCGGCATACAAGACGATCATGGAGGATATGTCAGCGTCAATACGTAATTGAGTACTGAATCCATGAAGCAAAGATGAATGATATGAGCTCGAATGGATGGACGCGAGGATCACACAAGGCATAGATATGCGAGGAGATATTAATCACCTAAACGAGCAAATACTCAATAGTATGCTTGCTGGATTCTTGAACTTTTGATCCGGTGACTCTAGTGGTAATAGATCACTGGGCGACAATATGGTGGATTTCTTTATGAAATCAGAAAATGCACTTGCTAGTCTTGTTTGTGATCTATTCAATCGTCAAGTAATGACTGAGTACTCGTTTTTGAACTGATGGGAGCGATCACCTATACTGATACACGAAGAAATAAAAGCGTCACCTAGTATACAAGAATTAGCACAAACATTTGCAACGTTGATACAATCTTGAGCAGTAGGGAAGGACAATGCAATCGAGGAATTTGTACGTGATAGATTTTGACTTCCTCCCATGGAAGAGTTGGAAGAACAAGAAGACCAAAGGAAAGAAAACAACGCCCAAGACTCGGTAGATGAGAGTCAAAAACCCACCATAAAGGAAGTAGAACAAGAGGAGGTTCCCGAGGTTGAAGATATTCAAGCAAAAAAAAAAGAAATAATATCATGTTACAACATGAGGGAGATAATTGAGGCACAAAACAATAGTACAGAATTTGAACTACCAAAAGCAAGAAATATTTTTTTGAAAAAGAAGTCTTTTGAGTGAGTACGACCACTCACGTTTGCAGAAAAAAAAGTAAATCTTTGATGACTTGATGAATTTATTCGTCAGATGTCAGAAAAAATGAAAAAAGAGTTCACTGAAATTTCACAAAAACAAAAAGATTTCATTCTTGAGAAAGTAAAGAAGTCAGTAGAAAAAAATGACATAACTATACTTGAAGATATTACAATACCATGACGTTCTGATCTCATATCACTTGTAACACAAGTGCAAAAGGATAGCTTTGAAGTGTGAAAGTCTACAGCTTCCGAAGAGCTTAACGTCGAAATTCCGAAAACATCTAAACAAGTGTCTGGAGTACTGCGATCACAGACAAGCAACATGGTAGATTCTTATATAGGATCATTATATGCTATATGATTATGAACAACGATCCAAAATATAAACAAAAGATGAAATATAAAAAACACAACCACTACAGCATCAATGGATAAAGTTCGTAGCAATCTTGACACCTATACTGACAAGAGCTTCAACACGTTCAATAGCTTATGAATATCAGGAAGCATTAACACATGAAGAACGTCAGTATTTGAGTCACATCCCGAGAAAATTAAAGCAATCCAATATTCCGCGATACTAGATAACAGAACGACAAACTTGTGCAAAAGTCTTGATTGAAGAGTAGTAAAGCCGTGATCTGATGATTTTTACAACTTCAACCCGCCAAATCATCAGTGATGTCGAAGTATCTGGGTAGAAATACTCACTGATGAGGAATGATCCGAAGACATACAAACAAAGCCAATACCGTCAAGTATACCGAGACCCACGGGTCTTAATGATTTTAGAGACTTAAAAAATCCAGAAATAATCAAAGACTCTGACGCTAAGAACTTACCGAGGTAGTATGAGAGAGAAACTACACAATTGATGGTTGTATTGGTATGGAAGCAATAAATGGGCTAAAAAAATAAGAAGCAGAAAGCTTAGAGCAAAGTATAGACAAGCTATTAGTATGGGAGACTACACGCCACAACACGCACAACTTAATACAGACTAGATTTTATATGTAAATTTATTTTTATCATGAAATACGTTTGCAACAATTGTCACTCCAAGATGTACAGAAAGACTGTGACACCATGAAGTATACTCATAGAGATAATACTGTGGTTGTTCTTCTTATTCCCGTGACTTATTTATTCGATATGGAGAATGTCGTCAAAGAGAAAAGTTTGCTCTGTTTGTTGATCTAGTGACATATTTCCCGAGAATAGTCCGAGGGCTAAAAGTATACTTCATACAGATTAAGACAGAAAAAATATTTGCATTACAAAATCAATGATTATACTATAGTTGTGTTCTTCAACACAAAAACGGTAATACTCAAGCGGTCGTCTTGTGGTTTCTTACCGTTCCACGAAGGTGATAGCTTGAGCTATTGCCTTTTTTTAATACGAAAACATGGCTGAACTTGTACCAAACTGAGACAAATTTAATGTTACGGAAGTTCCATTATTTGAGCTCACAGACAATGCAAAATGACTCAAACTTGACGAGAAGTTTGTCAAAAGTGCTATTGATAAGCACAACAAAGCAAAAGATGAAAAGTGATTTTTGCCCACAGTATTCATATGACACAATAACGATAATGACGAGAAGGAGGCGGTTTGATTTTTTGATAACATAAGACTTGTCGGAAAGCAGGTTTTTGTTGATTTTGTTGACTTTGCTTCCGAGTTTCAAGAAAAACTAAGAAAATTCCCCTATAGGTCAATGGAGGTTATAGGGTGAGAGATTACAGGTATCGCGCTCCTTGGGAGCAATTCTCCATTTTTCAAAAGCGCTCCTCTAAGTTTCAAATACGATAACTCGGACGAGAAATGCACCGTATTTTTCGGTGACAAATTCGATCTATTGCCGGAATCCCCGGACAGTACTATTTTATCTACTAACAACGACAATATGGATGTTGAAAAAGTAAAGGCTGAAATGACTACGCAATTTGCAAAAGATAAAGCCGAAATTGAGGCTAAGTATTCAAAAGAGCTTGCCGAAAAGGATCAAATGATCGCTGAACGGGAAGCCGAATACACTAAACTCAAAGAGAAGGTAACTTTTGCAGAATGCAGTGAATCAGTTGCACAACTCTCCAAGAAGGGGGTTACATTCTCAAATAAAGAGAATGAAGACGCTGTTGCTACGTTTGCATCATCTTTGACAGATGAACAACGTACGGCATTTTTTGATCTTCTTTCAAAAGTTCGATCTGTTAACTTTGACAAGCTCGGTGATGATTCTGACCCAGAGGAAGTATGAGACAAGGAAGACGATGTCAATGCTACACCTTGACAATCAGAAGACGAGGAAGAATTGACCGATGAGAAAGCAGCAGAACTCGAAGAAGAGGCTCAGGAATATGCCAAGGCTAATGGCGTAAAGCTGCATGTTGCACTTGAACAAGTGTACAGAAAGCACAACATTATTAAGTAACCACAACAACATGTCAACATGAGTACAAAAGTCAAACCTACAGACAATGACTGTAAAAATTGATTCAAATCTTTCTAGTAAAGAAGGGTATGCAGTCAATTTTGATGCAACAGACGACCTCGTTGTAAATCTAGCATCTGACCAAACACTTCCTTCATACATTCTTGAAGAAGGTGCGAATGGTGCAACTAACGAAACTGTCGGAACCATTGCAGTAGGTTGACAAACCAAGGCAAAACTTGGTGAAACTGTAACAGCCGGTAAATTCCTTGTTCCGAAAGCAGACTGAACTTGGGAAATCGGTGATGCAGCATGAGAACGATACGGATGTATCGCAATCGAAAACTGAGCAAGTGGAGATTTGATACTTGTTCAAGTCGCTCAAGGTGAACTTGAAGCATCTGACGCTTAATTTTTAATTTAAAAATATGTGAAAACCAGTACTTTCTAACGGTCGTGTTGATAAACAAGTCAGTAATATACTTCAAGCGTATACCAATGACGATTTTATCGCAGACCAAATTCTTCCGCAAGTTACAGTAACGGAAGAAAGTGGGAAAATCCCACAAATGTGAAATTCTCATCTTAGAATTTACACAGCAAAACGTGCTCTATGGGATGAGTCACAACACAGAATTGAGTATACAATTCAAAATGATGATTCATATTCTATTGAGTACTTTGATCTTGATGGGTATATCCCTGATAGATTGCAGAATCAACTACAAGCACCTTTTAACGCTCGCCGCGGATCGTGACTGGGAAAC